TTGTTCAACACCCATAACTTTAGCACCTGTAAACAATACTTCTATCGTTCTAGATACTCTATCAAAGTTATCACTTTCTGGTGGGTTAAATGTATCAGGTTTTTCTAATACTTTTTCTAAACCATTATCAGTATTTTTAACTTTAAAAACTTGATCCATGTAAGACTTGTATTCAAAATACATAACTTGAACTAAATCACTATCTGGGTTACGATTTCTCATGTAACCTTCTCTATTAGGAGTTTTTTGTATTCTATCAAGTTCTTCACTAGTCAAGCTAGGAAATTCTTTTTTTAACTCAGGTATTGTAATAGATTTAATTTCACCTACGTAATATAAATCTTGAAAATTAGGATCATTAGTGTATGAATAAACTAAATTAGAAGGGTTTACATAATCTATTGTAACACCTTCAGCTTTATTAAAACTAGTTTTTACAGCTCCAATACCAACTGTAACTATATCTTCTATAACTCTTTTGTTAATTAATTCGTATTTGTTAAAATCTAATACATTATTAATAACTTCTTCTTCAGCAATTTCTACAGATTGTTTATAGTTTAATTGCATATGCACTTCTAACTCTTCTTTTGACTGAGGTAAATTAGCCGGATCAACTACATTGTAAACGTCTACACCTAAATTTTGTTTTATACTATCAAGTAAAGGCTTGGATAACATATCTCTTAATATAGATGAGGCATAATTTGTTCTTTGTTTTTGTGAAAACGGATCTTGAGCGTATGCTTTTATGTCATATTTTTTAGATGATATACCATTTACAACAATATCAACAAACTTAGGTATAATAGGTACTGGTTTCCAGTCTAAGTTTAAATAAGATAAATCACCATTAATTGATAACTCATCTTTATATTTTTGCACAGGCTGTTCACCTCTAGCATATAATCTTAATCTATTGAAGTTTTGAAATCCTTTTTGCCATCTTGTGCCGTTGACTCTACCACCTCTAAACCATTCATGTTCAATAGCTTGCGCTACTTGCAAACCATATTCCCAACTAAGCTTTTCCGCGAGAGGTACCACCTGACTCGGAAAGGAACTATTAGTACTCGTATTAATCATCTAATTAATTATTTTTGATTTTGAACCCTTGTTGTCATATTTAGAAAAACTTAAACTTACTTTTTCTTTTATATGTTCAGGTATAGGTCTATATTTATTTTTATTGCAAGCCATGATAGCTAAGCCAGAGCTTATAGATGCATCATGTTTTGTTCTTTTATTTATATCAAATGCAGCCCAGTCTTCTAATGTTCTTTGAAAATACATGGTGCCATATTGTTCATTATTATATCCTATAAACATTTCAATATAGGATTCAATAGCTGCAGCGTGAGCTTGTTTAACATCTTCACTTGAATTTGGTATACCACCTATTTCTTTCTCTGTTACAGATAATTTATATGCTGTTTTGTCTGGCCTATTCATAGAGTAACCTCTATAACCTCTTCTTTTTAAATGATATAATAATCTAGGTTTATTGTTCTCTGCTAGTATAGGCATACCATAAAAATGTAAAGCCATAAGCACATCTTCAAAAAATGTTTCAGCAGTTTGTGGTCTAGCTATATATTCTAAAAAAAATAAGTTAGGTGGACAAGTATCCATAGTAAACTTAGTTAAACCGTGTAATGCACCTTTAGAACCTCTACCATCTACTGTTCCCGATATATCATATGAGTCACAACCAAAAGCACCCATATGCTCATTAGCAGGATACTTCATACCATTTTTAATAATAAATCTATTTTGCTGTTGAACATCTGGAACCCAAGATACTATAAATCTACCTTGTTTACTAGGAACAAACTGAACGCTTGTATCTTTAATCCCACCTTCCCACATAAAATTACCCTGTGTAACAACATTAGAATGTTTTAAATCTTCATTATAATCTATTTGTTCATAGATCTTTGTAAGATTAAATAGTGATTGTTTTGTTTCATCTCTAAACGCATGTTTCTCTGTACGTGGAAACTGTCTATATAATTCATTAAGCGCATCAGGATCGTTCTTAAGACCATCTACTTCATTTTCCCAGTGCTCGATAACACCGATTTCAATGGGGAAACCATCTGGCCCTTTTTTAGGTTCTTCCGGTGTCTCGAAGACAGGTAATCCATAAGAATCAATGTATCCTTCGTAATTCCACTCCATAGGAATGAACAAGCTATATAATCCCGAGCTAGTCTGCCCGTTGCGGTTTCTTCTGGTAACGTCTGAGTCATCATATAATTTTTTATAATTTCTACCTCCTTTGTCTAAAGCATTTGACGTTGAACCCATCATACACTTACCTATAATTCTAGAACCTAATCGTAAACAAGTTTTTGTAACCCTCCAGTTATTTAATATATTGTCAGGTTTTTCCCACTTACCAGATTCATCGTGTACAAGTAGTTTTAATTTTTCACCATCATAACTGTTATCTCCTGTATTTTTCCAGTCAATAGTTGTATCTAATCCTTCTAGTTCTTCTAATTGCTCGTTACTATCTAGTTTACGTCTTGTAAATCTACTAGCAGGAACTCTGTATGCAAGTTCTGTTTTTGGCCGATCCATACCGTCTTGAATTGGCTTGAAGAAAAACGGGTAATTGACGGAAATGGGTACGATTTTATCGGTAAACATTTTCTTTGCATCAGCCCCTGATTTTGAAAGGACACCGTATCTAGCATCACTAGAGATAGTGGCAAGGTTGACTGTTTCGCCAGATGCCATGAATGAAAAACCAGACCGTCTGTTTTTGAGGTAGCACATTCCGTAGCAACGCGTATCTGCTTTGCAAGCTTCCCAGAATATATAGAATAATCTGTTTGCTTCTCGAAAGTCTGCTTGCCCAACATCAATCTTGGACCACTGCAGGTACATGTAATGAGTACCAGTAATATAAGTAGCTTTACCCTTGTTATTAAACCAATAACCTTCGTGGCGCCTGGCAAATTCTCTATCAATATATGCATACCATTTTTCTTTAAAATCATCTGGATATTGTTTCCAATCAAATATTGTTTTAATTTTTTTTAAAGCTTTAGGGTATTCGTGGGTTTGCCATTTGTCAGCTTCAGTAAATACATCTTTTTCTTTTGGTAATGCTATTTTTAAGTTTTGTATTTCGTATACTTCACTTATTTGACCAGTTTTAGATATAACAATAACATCGTGTTCTTTATTATAACCATAATCCCACTTCTTAGATTTATTTAATCTTTTTATTACATGTGGTTTTATGTGATCAATTACTTTATATAACGTTTGCTTATACATTACTTAGATCTTCTTTCTGCAAAACCTCCAAAAGCTTCAGTTTTCTTTTCTTCTTTTGGTTTATCGTTTAACATATCCTCTTCTTCTTTAATACGGTTTAGTATTTCAAAAGCATCAAATATAGCTAATTTTTTAGTTGCAGCAGCATTTTTTAATCTATCAGCTGATATATCATCATCAGAATCAACTATAGCTTCTTTTGCTACCTTAATAAGTTCCTCAACTGCTATGTGCCCAGCTAGGATTATATTCTGTTTCGTTTCCTTGACGTTCATATTTAATTACAATATCATTTGATTTCATACAATAAAGACGCTTGCCATCAACTACAAAGTCAAACTCACCAAACGGTGAATAACCTACAAGGTCTCCCTCGTTGATTTTTAACGCTTCTAATGAACTATTGCCATATTTTAATATACCAACAAGGCGTTCTTCTAAATTAGCATCTATATCGTCATTGTTATGAATTGGGCTTATAAAGCATCTATCGCCAAAAGCTTTCCACTTTTCATCAGATTTATATAAATACACTTGATTTAATTGAACAAAATATAAACCATCTTTAAAATATGATCTACTGTTTTTTTCTTCACCACGTATATCGTAAAACCTTCTAAACACATTATGATGTATCATAATTAAATCACCAGCTTTAATAGGTGTTTTGTATGCTTTTGGTGTTGCTATAACTCTAGCTATATTATTTACTGATTTAAAACTTTCTGACTGAGTGTTAATTATAAGGCTTTTGTCACCTACTTTAACTTCATTATTATATCGCTGGCCAGCAGGCTCAACGATAAAGTCAAATATACTTTTCATTTAGTATTCTAAATCATATTCAACGGAGATTGCCATGTTAGAGTTAAACTTTTTCCATGGCAATACCTCGTTGTTTTTTTTAATGTAAATGTTATAAGAATTATCTTCTGCATCAAAGAGTATATGAGATATAGTGTGACCTCCGTATACTGACTGAGTCAAAGAATAATGCATCGCATCAGTTTTGTAATCAGAACCGATGCTGATCTTTCTAATAACAGATGACATTACTCCTTCTTGTCTTCTTCTTTTTCGATAGGAGTGTAAGTACCGTCTTCAAGATTGATGTTAATCGATCCGTACTCTTCTTCAAGTTCCTTTTTAAAGTCTTCAGTTTCTTTGTTGACTTCGTGAAACTTAGATAATACCGCGGTTTTTTGGGCTTCTAAAAATCCTACTTCGTTTAACAACTTGTTTAAGTCTTTTTGAAAGCCTTGGATTTTTTCTAATTGGTCTTTTTTAATTTCCATTTTTAATTTAATTTAATTGATTAATTATTTATTAATATAGTTACAGGTTTTATTTATTTTTTAAATAAACTTGTAGCCTTTTCTGTCGTGCGTCCACCAAAATATGCTAGAACAACAGCCATCATTACTTTTTCAAATGTATCATTCCATAATTCACCTATGTGAAATGGTATAGACTCTACACTATCTAATAATCCTGCTATTGAAAATATAACAATACACCACACTAAAACCATAGGGCGTACGTTTTTAGAAAGCCATGAATCTGACATTGAATCAGCTTGCCACCTTGATGTGACGGCTTCCATTTCTTTATTTTGTTGTTCGAATATAAGTTGTTGTAATTTTATTTTGTCTTCACCACTTACATCGGATTTACCTATAGCAGCAATAGCTTCAGCTGGTGAAGTCACACCGCTTAGTACACTACCTAACGCAGGGTTAACTAATGACGCAGCACCAAACAATAGTTTACCTACTGTTGTATCTTTAAATTTCTTTTTAGGATCTGGCATGATTTTAGTAAAACTCGTCTAATTGCTTAGCTGTTTTATCATATTTTTTAATCTTTCTTTGGGCTTTTTTAGATGACATAGCTTTATGCATCTTGTATTGACCAGTTCCATCATTGGCTGGGTAATGTCCAGGACCAGTTCCCATAAAAGTTGTTCCTTTTGTAGATCTGTGG